ACGAAAACACTGCGCTATGAGTAACGTGAAGTTCGTTTGCTACCCTGATGCCGATGCGCCGTCGTCAGGCTTTGACCTTGACGTTTCGGGTGACACGGATATTGCCGTCACTTTCAGCGTTCAGGACTTGGCTGATGTCACCAAGCGCAAGGGTGCGTTCAGCAAGACGATTGCGCTGCCCTCAACGAGGGGCAACGACGCTGCCTTCCGCCACGCCTACAACGTGCAGAGCTTCGTTGGCGGCTTCACGCCAAACAAGCAGGTCAAGTGCGCGGTGTGGAGTGACGGCGTGCAGGTCTTTGCTGGCACTATGCAGCTCTTGTCCATGAGCGTGACCAAGGGGCAGGCGACTTACGAGGTTGCTATCTACGGCGAGGAGGTGGCGCTATTCAGCAACATGGCTGACGTTAAACTTGTTGACACTGTCGGTGTCACCGGCATGAACCACACGTTTAGCGTTTCGCTGGTTACTGGCAGCTGGGATGACACCTTCAGCGATGGCAGCGGTTATGTCTACGGCATCATCGACGCTGCAGGTCACTTTCATTGCTACGATGTCACCAATCCATTAGGACCGCTTGCGCCGCTGTTCAGCTCGGTGACGCCAATCTTTGACAGGTTGATCCCGATTGAATTGATGCGGCCAAATATCTGGGTTAAGAAGATGGTTGACTTGATCTTCGCGCAGCACGGCTATCGGTATCAGTCGGCTTTCTTTGACACCACGGAGTTCGAGCGTATGGTCATCCCTTACGCTGGCGACGCTTTCGCGTATGCGAGTGGATCGAATAAGTGCTATGTTGGCAGCGAAGAGGTTACATGGGATACGGCGCAAGAAAAGACGATCATCTTTGACCAAACTGGCGATCCATTCTTCAACGGCGACGATGGCAAGTTTAACACCACAAATGGCATTTTTACGGCCAGCAGCCAATATGCAGGTAAGTATCAATTTAGGTTTGAAGGGTTATTTACTGGTGCATCCGGAACAACAACTTTGGTGATTAGCGCAAGAGATAGCAGCGGCAATTTATTGAAAGACATTTATGGCGATGATATAACATACACTCAAGCTATCGGTGCTTTTTCACGAGGACTGTCTTTAGATCGCACTTTAATACTTAGCCCAAGTCAAACGCTAAAAGTTACAGTCAGTTCGGACACGGCAGGGTTGACGTTAAACGCATCGACAGTTCAGATTAGCTTACTGGAAACATTTAGTCGAGTTGGCCAATCTATCGACATGCGCACGGCGCTACCTGCCGACACCTTGCAGATTGACCTCCTTGCTGATTTGCAGAAGATGTTTAATTTATACTTCTACCAGTCGCCGCAAGATCCCTCTCTCATCTACATTGAGCCGTGGGGTGACTTTTATTCCGAGCCTGTCGTCGATTGGTCGCAGAAGTCCGACGAAAACGAAGAGATGACGATGGTATGCGGCGATCCTGAACTGCGCAAGCGCTTCACCTTTGCGTATCGCGATGGCGGCGAGGCTTTGTCGAAGCAATACCGCAACACGTGGCAGACTGGCTACGGATCGCGGCAATATGACACCGACAACTTCTACGGACGTGGCGAGCAGGTCATCGAAACAAAGGCGGCGACGGTCATCCCAGCGCAATACCGCACGAACATCGTCATGGGCAGGACGTGGGATGTCGAGGCGGATGGCAGCATCCGGACGATGAAGACAGGGTACAGGCTGGCGCAGTACAACTACGTGAAGATGCAGCCGTCACCAAGTGGCAGCGTTGAAACATGGCTTTGGGTTGATGGCTTCAATACAGCGGCAAGCAGCTGGGTGAGTGGTGACACGTTGCCATACATCGGCCACGTTAACAACCCATACAACCCAAGTCAGGACTTGGCGTTTGGTATGCCAAGGCAGATTTACTTCGCCTTGCCTGATGGTCAGGCAGGATTCACGCCGTACACGAACAACAACCTATTCAACACGTACTGGAAGAACTACATCGAGGAGATTGCCAGTAAAGAGGCGATGCAGGTTGAGGCAACGTTCCTGCTGACGGTCACAGACATTGCCACGTTGGACTTCCGCGCTCCTGTCTACTGGCACGGCATCAGGTGGCGGCTGCTTGAGATTAAAGACTACAGGATCGGGCAGAACGTCATGTGCCGGGTGACGCTTCGCCGCATCTTAAACCTCGCAGAGTTCAGCGCGCAGTCGGTAAATCCTGTCGGCAACTACAACTTAAATGCGGAGGTGCAAGGTGAGTATTACCCACAAATCGTCAACCCAATAAAAGGCAAGTAATGGCAGAAGTAGACAAAGAGATCACCGTCAAGGTCAGGGCGGAGGACGACACCCAGAAGGCGACGCAGTCGGCAAAGGCGCGCCTCCGCGACTTGCAAAAGCAGATGCTTGACCTCGAAGCGGCTGGCCAGAAGAACACCGACCAGTTCCGGCGGATGGCTGCCGAGGCAGGCTCGCTGAAGGATGCCATCGGTGACACAAGCGCACAGGTCAAGGCGTTGGCATCGGATACGCGGACGCTGGACACGTTCACCTCTGCTATCCAAGGCATCGCAGGCGGCTTTGCCGTTGCGCAAGGTGCAGCCGCGCTGTTCGGCGAGGAGAGCGAGGATGTTCAGAAGGCAATGATGAAGGTGCAGGCGGCGTTGGCGTTAGTCAATGGTGCAACGGCTGTTGCCAATGCGCTGAACAAGGACTCCGCGCTGATGGTCAACCTGAACGCGGCGGCGCAGCGTGCCTATGCGTTGGCAGTGGGCACCAGCACAGGGGCGCTGAAGGCGTTTAGGATTGCATTAGTCACCACTGGCATTGGTGCGGTTGTGGTTGCGTTAGGATTTGCGATTGAAGCTATGATACGATTCACGAGCAAGACCGATGACCAAAATGAGGCACAAAAGGACTTAAATAAGTCACTATTTGAATCGGTCAACATGCTTGACCTCTACGAGCGCAAGTTGAAGGCAGAGGGCGCGACTGATGAGCAGATCGCCAAGATTAGAATGGCGCGATTTGAGCGTGACCTACAAACGTCATTGTCATTCCTTGCGGTGTTGAGGGTGCAGATGAAGGAGAACTCAACGCAAGCGCAGCGCGACCTTGAATTGCAATACATGCAAGAGATTCAGTTGCTAAAAGTCAAGATTGCCGAAGAAAATAGAATCCTCCAAGATGCAAGAGCGGCAAGGGCATTGCAGGCGAAAGCAGATTTTGAAAAGCGAAAGAAGGAGAATGAGATGGAGTACAGGGCAGAGCAGATCACACTGCAAGAGCATTTAGACAAAATGTTAGCGACTACGCGCAGCAATGAAGATGTCAAATTGCAAAAGCGAGGCACAAGCATAAAATACCAACTGGACTTGCAACGGCGCATGCAGCAGGAGGAAGAAAGGCTGGAGCAGATGAAGATTGACACCGCAGCTAAAACGTTTCAGACGCTCGGCAACCTGTCTACGCTGTTTGCAGGTAAGAGCGAGAGGTCACAGCGTCGTGCTTTTGAGATTAACAAGAAGATGTCGATGGCGCAGACGTTGATTGAAACATTCAGCGCTGCACAAGGGGCGTATAGGTCGCAGATGGTGATACCCGATCCATCGGCACCAGTGCGCGCTACCATTGCGGCGGCAGCGGCTGTTGCGGCAGGGTTGCTTCGCGTGCAGCAGATCAGCAAGCAGACGTTTCAGTCGCCATCGGCAGTGACTGGCGGCGGAGGCGGCGGCGGATCAGCACCGCCAACGACAGGAGGCTTCGCATCGGGAGGCGGAGTGATGAACCCGAATAGCCAGCTAACTAACCCGAATGAAGGTGCAGGCGCAGGGCAAGGTCAAGGCATGCGCGCCTATGTCGTTGAATCAGACGTGCGCACAGTATCAGGGCGCTTGCGTAGGATCAGCGAATTTGCACAGTTGGCGAATTGATGATATTTAAGGCTATGGAACTACCAGTTTACCTGATGACCATTGACGAAGTTGACGAAGGCGTCAGCTACGTCGCACTCGTTGAATCCCCTGCAATTGAGCGGCCATTTCAGGCGTTCAGCAAGGAGAAGATGCGGTTCACCGAAACAGGCGAAAAGCGCGTACTAACAGGGCCGTTGATGCTTGCAGACACGCCGATCATACGCCGCGACAAAACGCGGGGCGAATACTTCGTGATCTTCCAGAAGGAAACGATCCGCAAGATGGTGCAGAAGTATTTTAAGCAGGGCAACCAGCATAACGTGAACGCCGAACACAGCACCGCCATTGATGGCGTCTATATGTTCGAGAGTTACCTGATCGACAGGGAGCGCGGCATCAACCCACCCAAGGGCTACGAGGATGCGAAGGATGGCAGCTGGTTTGGATCATTCAAGGTCGAGAACGACAAAGTCTGGGAGGAGCGCGACCAGTTCACCGGGTTCAGCATTGAAGGCTACTTCGGGATGCAACCTACGGACACGGAGATAGAGGTGGCGATGGCGGAGTTCGCTCAAGCCTTTGAGAGTTTTTTGCATACTATCAAAACCAATGATATTTAACACTATGAACCTATCAGATCGAATTTCAGAATTAACCCGCGTGCTGCGTAGCTTCTCCGCTGCGCCAGCACCAGCCGCTGCGCCGTTGGCGTTTAGCGACTATAAACTTGAAGATGGCACGATGATCCGCGTTGATGGCGAGTTAGCCGTTGGCACGCTCGTCTACGTCGTCACCGAAGAAGGATTGCTGCCTGCCCCTGATGGCGCGCACTCAATCCCCGAAGTTGGCGTTGTGACTACCGAAGGCGGCAAGATCGTCGAGATCGGCGACGCTGCACCGGCACCAGCTGCACCCGAAGCTGTTGAGGCGCAAGAGGTAGAGATTGAAGTAGCACCCGAAGGCGAAGGCGCACCCGCCGATCCGCATGAAGAGCGTATGCAAGCTATGGAGGCGGCTATCGCTGCCTTGGCCGCAAAGGTTGAAGAGATAATGGCGAAGATGGGCGGAGAGGTCGAAGCTAACGCCGCTCGTTTCAGCACTATTGACACGGCGCTGTCAGCGTTGGCGCAGATGCCTACGGCTGCACCGAAGAAGAGAGCAAGTGACGCTGTTGTGGAGTCGGTGAAGATGAGCCGTGCCAGCAGACTTGCAGAAGTACAAGAAACCCTAAAAACCCTAAAAAAATAACCTATGTCATTTTCAATCGCAACAATCACCGGGTACGTCGAGCAGAACAAGCTGCCTCTGATAACCCAAACTGTATTTGACGCAAAGACGCAGTCATTATTGCAGAAGCGCGTGGGCATTAAGTCGCAGGAAGCGTTAAACATCATGGACACCGACGCTGTGTTCCAAGATGCAACCGCGTGTGCGTGGAACGCCGACGGCACTACCACATTCAGCCAGCGTACAATCACTGTCGCTCGCGTTAAGGTGCAGGAGGAGTTATGCCCTCGTTCACTTGAAACGGCTTGGCTGGCATCGCAGCTGACGCAAGGCAGCAACTACGAAGGCGTGCCATTCGAGCAGGCTTTTGCAACGCAGAAGGCGAAGCGCATCGCCGAAGGTATTGAGCGCGCCATTTGGCAGTCAGTGCCATCGGTTGCCGCTGCAAGTGCTTCGGTATCAGGAACGGCAGGATGGGCTGTAGGCGCAACGTCGCCATCAGGTGATGCGCAGTTGAACCGCACAGGTGGTGGTGGATTGCTATGGCTGACACGCTATGGTGCAGGTGCTTCCAGCGTCGTAACCGCGCAGCTTGGCGCTAACTTCAGCGATTCGACGATTGTCAGTGGCTTTGAAACAGCATATAACAACCTGCCAACACGCGTCATCAGCAACAACGACTTGGTAGCTTTCTGCGGATGGGACTTGTATCGTATGCTCGTGCATAAGTTGGTCACTGTCAACTTGTATCAGGGTGACCTCGGTCAAGTTGCAGGCGGTGAAATGTTCTATCCCGGCACGAACATGAAGGTCGTTGCGGTGAACGGACTGAACAACACGCAGCGTATTTTCGCTGGATCTCTCTCCAACTTGTTTTACGGCACGGACTTACTCTCCGACGAAGACCAATTCCGCATTTGGGCATCGTACGACAACGACAGCGTTAGATTCCAAGCCGCGTATAAGTACGGCGTGCAGATTGCCTTCCCTGCTGACATCAGCTTGGTGTTGGGCAACAACGCTACAACTCCGGCTCTGAAGACCGCGTAAGTTCGTGGGGAGGGGCAACCCTCCCCGCTTCTTTTCTTTTGTCAATAACTAAACGAAATAGATATGGCTTGCGCTCTAACAACTGGATATAAATTAGGATGCCGCGACAGCGTCGGCGGCATTACGGAGATTAGGCTTGCGCCATTCACGGCGGTCACAAGCATAGTCACTAACGCGTCATCGCAGGTGACAGCGATAACTGGAAGCGTTGGCAGCGGCACAACAGGTGCAGGTGTCAGCGGCTTCTACAAATACGAACTGCCGAAAGGTGTCGGCCAGTTCACGGAAACGATAAACGCATCAACGGAGAACGGCACGGTCTTTTATCAGCAGGAGGCTACGCTTATCATCAACAAGCTGCAGCAGGCTGTACGCAACGAGTTGAGGCTGGTGACTACGGCGCGTATGATGGCTATTGTTAAAGATAGAAATGGCAAGTATTGGCTACTTGGCAAGAACAATGGCATCGAAGTAAGTGCTGGAACGTCGCAGACAGGTACGGCGATGGGTGATAGAAGCGGCTATGAGTTGACGCTAACTGGCATGGAAGAAGAGCCATGCGTTGAGGTTACGGCTGCCGCGGCAAACGCTGTCACCTCATCGACACAAACGCTCGAAGGATAGCGTATATTAGCATCAGTTTTGGTTGGTTGTTGAACCCTGCGTATGGTGGCGCAGGGTTCTTTTTTTTGGGCTAACTTTGTTATATGCGTGTATGTATCGTCTATAATCAGCATCCGACAGGGTGCAGCTATTACCGCTTGGAGATGCC